CTATTTTATACAACTGCTTGGATTGAAAGCATAGAAGTTCTTTTTATCCATGTCTTCAGTTACCATTCGTAGAGCTTCGCCAAAACGTTGAAAATGAACAATTTCTCTTGCTCTTAAGAATTTAATAGGTTCTCGAACATCACTTTCTTTTACAAGAGCTAGGATATTATCGTATGTTTTTCTGGCTTTTTGTTCCGCAGCCATATCTTCTATAAGGTCTGCAATAGGATCACCACAAGATTGGAAGGTAGTAGCTGAGAAAGGAACACCTCCGGCAGACTGTGGCCATACGCCCAAAGTGTGGTCGACATAGTATTTCTCAAAGCCTGCAAGGTCAATATCATCACAAGGAAGGTCTTTTACAAGCTGGGAAACAATGGAGCCGACCATTTCAAGATGCCCAAGTTCGTTGGTGGTTCGACTATATCATTCGCTAGAATTCCCTTTGTTCTTGGGCAGTTTCGGGAATAGCTCTAGCTTAAAATCATCTTGTCTTTGGTCTTTGAAGTGTCCGTTGGCAGTTTTGGTATACACAACCTTATCCAGAATAGACTTCATTAAGTAATTTTTCAATTGAACATCATCAGAAGTTTTATAGATTTCCAATATCTTTCTAGCCTTTGGTATAATCTCTTCCTGATGGCTAATTATTTCTCTCTCATTTGCTATTTCTTTATTAAGCTTAACAATTGCTTCCTCTGTAGAAGAAATGCTTTCAGAAACAGTTTTTTGTCGGTTCAGAAAAGTATCACTATCATATATTCCGTTTTCATAAGCTTCAAATACTTTTGTTAACTGATTTTTATATGTTATTAATTGCTTTTGCTGTTCTTCCAAGAGTTTTGTCTTGGATTCCAAAACAGAAGTGTCATACTTGTTTGCTTCTTCCTTTATTTCGTATCCATCAATCCATTCCTTAATGGCAGTTAACAAAGCATCTTCAACAAGGTAAAAAGCAGAAGACACATTATGACATGTTTTTTCAGAGCATATTAGTGAAGCGGACTGACCTCTTTTTTGGTAAGGTCTTCTATACATACTTCTTCCACACATACCACATTTTATTACACCGGCAAGTGGATTGGTTATCGTTTTTGAAGGTCTTCTTGGATTTCTAGATAATCTTTCCTGGGCCAAATTAAATGTGTCCTGAGATACAAGAGCAGGATGCTTTCCTTTGTATAGTCCATAGGATTCGTTACGTGTCCATTTATCGACGATAATTCCGTTTTCAACAACCTTTTTTCGCTTCTTTTTCCCAAAAACAATATATCCTAAATAATGTTCGTTTCTAAGCATGGTAGATATTGTTGGAATGGTCCAAACACCACCTAAGGGTTTAATTGAATATTCAGAATTTAACTTGTCTGCAATACGAGCTGTCCCTAAAAGTTCATAACTGCCATCTTCTTTTAGAATTCCCTTTGTATACCATTGAAAAATCAACTTTACAATTTCTGCTTCTCCCGGCTTAGGTTCCAGCCTATAACCTTTGGATTTTTTGTTCTTTACAATGGAATATCCAAATGGTGGTGTATGATGTATGTAATTACCTTCCTTGCAACTTGCTTCCATTCCAGCATGCAATCTTCTTTTAATAGTCTTATATTCTCTTCTTGACATATACAAGCCAAATTCAAAATATTCCTGATCAAATTCATCTGTGGGATTAAATGTTTTCATCGGGGTAATGATTAAGGTATTGGAATAAGTAAACGTCTTGGTAACTATTCCCTGATCAGAAGTATCACCACGGGCAAGACGCTCGATTTCCATAACAAGAACACCCTCCCATTTCCCATCAGATACATCATTGAGTAATCTCTGCATTTGAGGTCTTGCAGCAATGCTGTCACCGGAAACAACCTCTTCATAGATTTCACCAATTGGCAAATTTTTCTTTTTTGCTAATTCAATTAATGTATCTCTATGACGTTTTAATGTTTCTCCAAAACCTTGCAGTTCTAACTCTCTATCAGCTCTGGATTTTCTTAAATAAATACAATAAGCCATAGTATATCACTCCTTTATATTTGATTTTATTAAAAAATAGGTACAAAAATAACACCCAGCATTTGACCGGATGCTCCAGAAATGATACAATACAACTTGTCTAGGGTGGTATTTATATCACTTGTGGAGCTGGTCGTTAGCGGCTGGCTCTTTTTTATGTAGTTTGAATTATTTATTAGATAACGAAAAAGACCTCACATTACTGTTTGGTATATTTTCAAAGTGCAGTTGTTAATTTTACGCAAGAACATATTGAGACAATATTCTTCCAAGTTCTATAATATTGCAATTGCCTTTAAATTCAAAACGAGCCTTAAATCCATTGGTAAAAAATAATTCCATTTCGCAATCAGGAATAAACTCTGCAAATCCCGGTGTTTGCACACTAAAATACTGTAATTTAGAGTAGGGAAGTGTGGAGAAATCCTTTCTTTTTCCAGTTATGCCTTGAACATCTATGGTAATAATACGCTTATTGGTAAAAACAACTTGATCACGTATTGTTTTGTAGGCACCAATAATTATTTCACCATCAACAAATAATTTAGTTACATCTTGCTGTACAGCTTTTTCATCAATTGGCTTTAAATTGAATGCAGCATTTTCTGAAAAGTTAATCATAAATAAAACCTCCTTTTATTAAATAATTTTTAATTAAATTCATTTTAATGAGCTATTAACTCTAAATAACCAATGTGGTTTCGCTTTAAATATTTTTTATTATGCCAATACTAGGGTAGTTGAACTGTATAATGTAATTGTCTAACTCAACATAATTGCCATATTTGTTTTGATAAGTGCGAATAGCTTCTTTTAAATAATCAGTTGTAATATTTAGATAATCTGCAATATCGTACATATTTTGGCAGTGGTGTTCAAAGGCATCAATTAATCCTCTAAGTCCAATCAGCTTGTTGTATCCCCAAATCCTTGCTCTATGCTCCTGTTGGCGGTTGGATGCAGAACTCATAGTTAATATATTTCCATTAGAAGTATGATGATGTCCCATTTCTTCTGCCAAAACACAACGTTTCTGTGTAGAGTTTTCCAAACTATCACTTATACCAACAACACCGTCACAGTACAATCCTTTAATGTTAGAGTTTTCAAAAGTGTAATCAATAATCTCTATACCATCCTCGTAGGCTTCTGATTCTAATTGTTCTAACTTATTCAAGAAATCACCTCCCCACTAGAGTATAATTTTTTAGGTGTCCCATAAAAAGGACTACTTTCTTTTATTCTTTACAAATTCAACGAAGTTTTTAATTTCTTCCATTTCTGCTTCTGAAAATTCCTCACCCTCAAAGTGTGCTGCAAGAGTGTTGACTTCTGGGAAAGAGGATTTATCTTCTATTAAATCAGAACGATTAATTCCAAAGTATTTGGCAAGAGCATCAACTTTATCCATTCTTGGAAGTCTAGTCCCGTTACACCAAGTGGAGACTGCAGATTTATTCAAATCCAAATCATTTATTAAATCAGTTTGTGTTTTTCCATTTATAGCCATATAG